TAGCATCATCGTCAGCTACGTTAGCCCCAGTAAGGGCTGTTAATTCTGAGATCTTTTGATCTGCCATTTTTATTATTCCTTATCCCTTACTTAAGATTTGTTATCTAAGTTCTGCCCAAGCATTTAATGCTGCACTACCTACAGATACCCTGTAATATTGGTCATCTGGAATTATTGCACTGATGCTTGTCTGACCATCATTATCAAATTGACCACCTAATTGTACTGAACTACTCATGTCGGAGTTTGAAGACACTTGAAAAATCATAGTGCTATTACCCGCTGGGCCACCTGTAACATTTACAGCTATTGGGATGCCTGTAGTGTTTTGATAGATTGTATTAAAAGACCTACTAGCCGTTAGGTTTTGCCAAGTTTGATTAAAGCCAAGACCTGTGACATTAGCATCTATAGCAGCTTTCACCTTAGCTGGTGACACAAGGCTCTCAGTAGTACCTGTACCAGTTTCCCATGTAGATGTAGCTTGATCCCCTAGTAGGCCAGTTTGACTGCCAGAGGTGTTTACTACTTGTGTGTCATCTAGGATGCGGAAGTTATCACCTGTCTGGTCTAGGTAAGCTACAGAGATCCAAGCATCATTACCTTCAGCCCTAATCTTTAAGATGTTATTACTTGTGTCATACCACCACATATTAGCAAAGGTAGTACTAGGAGCAGATGATCCTGAGTTGTTTGTAGCTATAGCTGATAGGACGTTATTAATGTCGGTTCTAGCATTAGCTGCTGTTTGGTTAGCTATATTGTAGTCGTGTTGTGCCATATTAGTATTCCACTATCCCTTCCAAGACGCTTATGCTTGGTGATACGTTGTTGCTGGTACTGTCGAGTTCAGCTTTGAATTTAAATGCTCTGCCTGTGAGTTCACCAGCAGCTATAACCCAAGATCCCCAAGTAGGTGAACCAGCAGGGTCATCATTAGTTGCAGCTACATAAATAGTTGTACTGAAGTCACCATAGGGTTGATCCTCATCTGACCAATCGTCCCAGTTATTAGGCCAAGTATCCCAGTTGTTAGGTATGTCATCCCAATTAACTAATCCACCAGAAGCATTAGCGTGATGCCTAGTAGAGGTTAAGTTAGTTGATACCCTTACAGTTCTAGTTGATCCTGTGTCTAAGTACCCTGTGAACTCATATGTACCTGTAGAGGGTGCAGTAGCAAAGCTAGACAGTCTTAATTCATCAGGGTCTGGGCCTGTAGCTACAGCTACGTTAGTCTTAGCACCAGCGAAACTTGGGTTCTCAGTGTCAGTCTGTGATGTACCTAACTCAGGTAACTCAGATGGTAGGACAACAACAGAAGCTACAGTACCTTCGTTACCTGACTTATCATAAGGCTCAATAAAGAATGTTCCTGAGATAGCTGGGTAGGCTACTGATGTCGCTGGTCTAGCTACTTTATTAATTATGACTTGGGCTGAACCATCTGTGAATGTAGCTGTAGTTGATGAGCTATGCCATAGTTTATAATACGACAAGTCAAAGTCAGTTGAAGCAGTCCAAGCAAAGAATAGAGTACCACCAGATAACTGCTTTTCAAAGGTAGATGGAGCAGATGGACCAACAGTATCAGCTTCTACAGTCTTCTGTGCGTCTGTGAAATCACCCTTAACACCAAAGGCATTGATAGCTCTAGCTCTGACATCATAGACTATTGTACCTGCTGCACCAGCTAGAGGTGTCTCAATGTCTAAGATCTCAAATCTACCTAAGTCACCTGTACCTAAGACACTATAGTCTGTGTCTGTAGACTTTTTAAACTCTACCTCAACGTAATCTACACGTTCAAAGGCTGTAGCTGATACATTAACTACAAGGACGTTAGTTACATGCTCGTTGATAATTCTATACTCTTGAGTAAGAGCTACAGCTACAGGTGGTACATCAAATGGTGATGGTAAGGTTGTATTATCACTCTCGTATACTGCACCGTCAGATACCTCATCAAAGACAGATTCACTTATTTCTCTTAGGGTCATATTTACTTGAATATCGTATTCACCCGCTAATCCAAAGCCCCAAGCAACAACCTCAAATTCTTTATTATCAAAACCTAGTCTGGTGTTGGTAAGACGTATGATGTCTCCAACTTGTACTTGAAAGGCTTTCATTCCGAATGCAGCTTGTACAGTAAGTTGCTGTCTATTGCGCTCAAGTGTTACAAGAGCAATACGTCTAGCTTCAGTTGTATTATCTGTAAAAGGTAACTGTACATCAATAACACTTTCTTGACCACCATCAGCAGCTAAGAGTGCATCATAAGTAGCTGAGTTAAGGATAGGTACTTGAGGGAAATCAGATGGCTGATAGTCACTCTCTGGTCCTCTAAATGTTCCTTTAACCACATTGAAGTTATCTCTACGTGAATGTCTTGTGCCAACTGATATACCTGATCTTAGGTCATCCTCATTAAGATCTAAGACTGGACTTGTGTAGTAAGCTGGCTTCATTCTCCACTTACCTTGAGCATACCACAGTAATCCACCCATAGAAGTAGACAAATTCTGGATGGCATCGTAAGGAGTGGTGTTGACGGTAAAGGCTCCGTTAAGAGAGAACCTAGTTCCACCTGACAAGGTAGGATAATTTAAATAGTCACAGACATTGGCGGCTATAGTTACAAGATCATCATCTACACTCTCAATATCCTCACCGATACCGTAGTTGTAGATTGTAGTATTCGTACCCTCTTTGCCAGATGTAATATAGTCTCTTAAACATAAGGCTGGGTTGTCAGACCAAGCTGTAGTACTTGTACGAGGGTCGTATACCTTCTTACCTTTGACTATAGCTGTTACTTCTGGAACGCCATTAGGAAATGCATCAGCATCATATTCGAGCATAACGTAGAGATAAGCTGTAGCTAACAGCTTACAATCTGTTGTCCATTGTGAAGGGGGAGAAACGCCGCCTAAGTCAGAAGACGTAACAGCAGACTGTGTAGTTGTACCTAGCTTCTTAACTATCTTAACTTTACCTACATACTTAGCTGGTGCTGTAACGTCATTACCACTTAGAGTAAGTATCTCATCGTTGAAATAGATAGTCTCAAACTCTTCCACTTCATGTCCAGCAAAAGCTAACACAGTGTGTAAGTATTTGTTGTTGTCTGTAACCCCTTGAAAGACTATTCCACCAGCTATCCTAGTTTTACCATAGATAATCTGGTGAGGCATAGTTGAACCTCTTTGGGTCACTAGGTAGCCTTGATCACCACCTTTTAACTTTTCTTGTGGGATTAAGGCTTTAGTTAATACGGCTGTTCCGTATTGTAGTCCACCATAAGTAGCGGCAACAGCATAAACATTTGCACCTTGACCACCAAGAAAAGCTGTACTAGCCCCACCTGTCATGTAATGTAAGCCAATTATAACACCAGCAGTTATAATCGCCCCAAGACCAGCGTCTTTATCTAATAAATCAATTTCTATACCAAAGAAAGACATTAACCTTCTGAACTCCTACCCCAAGCAAGTTTCTGGTCTTGCATACTAGCTACGAAATCAAACCCAGCATCTGTACTAGCGCCAGATATATTCCTAGACCTTTGGTACTCAGCAGTATACCTAGCAACTCTAACTCTCTCTAAGTCAATCAACTTGTTCTCAACTTTAACTAGAATAGTGCCTGTGTCTGCCTCTTCAGCTATATTCATCTGATCCATATAACCAGTAAATATTTCGGTTAGGCCAGTTGATCTATCTTCTAGCTCAATACGTGAGCCATCTTCTAGGAGAATGAAGTTGGTACTTTCTTTCTGTAGACTGCCCTTAGCGAACATGCCAAAGTAGATCTTACAGGTTCTACCTTGATAGGGAGTACTAAGAGCTAAAGCTAATACCTCAGAGGGTAAACCTGTAATAGTAATATCTGCACCCCTAGCAGCAGTCTCTGTAGTTTCCTCAACAGAAGATATACCTAAGAGGGTGCCAGCACCTGTCCAAGAAACCCCCTCAAAAGTAAGAGTGCCTACGCCAGTCCATAGACGCAAGACATCATCACCATCAAAGTTCATCTCAACAGCAAAGAAGGGGTAGATTACATTATCATCTAGTGCATCAACTATTGTTGTAGGCAGAACTCTCGACATTACTGTAGGGCCTCTATTGCGTCAAAGGAGATACCATAGAAACTAGCATTGTCTATCGACCAAGAAGTAGTACTGTTGCCAAGTCTGAAGACTCCTTTAGGACTACTGTAAATTACAGTCTCACCTGAGTATGTGCTTCTAAGGTCAGGCCAGATCTCTAAGTTACCATTACCACTTTGGTCTACTAATACTTGGTGTAGTCTGGCAGCAGAGCCTGTACCTAACTGAATATAGTCACCAGCTAGTAGAGTACCTGTCATAGTAACTGAAACTGTGCTATCCCCTGCTGTACCTGACAATGTAGGTGTACCACTTACTGTACCTCTAGGTGTAACATAGTCAGGGTCTCCCAGTAGAAATGTACCTACAGAACCCTTAAGAGCTACCAGCATAGCTTTCCAGTCAGCAGCTAGATCCCTACGCACCGAGGGGATACTGACTGAGGCACTCCAGATTTGACCCTGATGGGAAATAACCTGTTGCTTATAAGTAAATGGAGACTGAGAGACAGCTACAGCATTTACAGCACGTAGTTCAATACTCTCTATGCCAATAGTTGTAGGTGTATTAAGAGGGTAACTTATAGCCATGATTTATCCAAATGCTGATTTCATT